CAGCACAGGAACGAAACTTCTTCTTTATCCGAACATTGCGGCGAACACAACCGACTACGCAATAGGCATAGAAGCGAATACAATGTGGTTTGGCGTACCACAAGGAGGCGTGGATTTCTTTAGGTGGTACGGCGCAACAACAAAGATTGCGGAATTGACTTCGTCGGGCTCGCTGTGGTTAAACACTTCATTGACCGCGTCGGTCGTCTCCGCGTCTACTGTCGTGGTTACGGGAAGCATCGGAGCATATACGGGGTCGTTTAACCAGCTTTATATCCCAACTTCTTCTGGTGCTCCGACTTATACACCTACAGCAAAGTCCGGATATGCCGTCTTGACCTATGACGTAACGGACAAGTTCTTGTATATCCACGACGGAACGGCTTGGCTGTCTAGCAGTTTCGTATAATCGTAATAGTGTTAGTGGTAAGTTCCTGATATTTATAAACATAGCATAAAGGATGTGAAATGCCATTATATCCCCTGTTTTTAGGAAAAGACCTCGCGGAATCTATGATTCAGCTTCTTTTGGAAGCCGAACAGCCAGTTATTATATATCCGGGTCGTTTCCAGCCGTTTCATCGGGGGCATTATGAAGTTTATAAGAGTTTAGTTGAGAAATACGGAGAAGACCGCGTTTTTATTTCAACGAGCGATAAGACAGAACCGGGAAAATCACCGTTCAATTTTGACGATAAAAAGACCATGATGACGAAGATGTTCGATATTGACCCCGAACATGTCATCAAAGCTGAAAAGTCACCGTACAATCCTGAAGAATTTGTCAAGAAACTTCCTCCGGGAACACCTATTGTTTTTGCTATTGGTCAAAAAGACGCCGAACGAATGAAAGGCTTTGTTTCGATGCCTAACGACATCCAACAGATGTCAGGATTTGATACTAAAGCTTATGCGATGACGGTGCCGATGATTGATGGAGCCGAAGAGGTTTCTGGTGAAGCGGCGCGAGCAATGTTCGCTTCGGATAACGAAGAAGGCAAACAGGAATTATTCCGTAGAATGTATGGTCGTGATAACCCAGAATTATTAGCGTATATTTCTCAGCAAACGGCGAAATCGGCAAAAGAAGCTCAAGCGATTCTCACGCAAAAGCAAGCAAAGGCCGCTGCGCCAAAAATGTATCAATTTGCCGGAGATAGAATTGTTAATCCGGAAACTCAAAGACAAATCACCGTTCAAACAGCTTTATCTTATCCTCCTAATCACCCAGCATATGCTGTAGCACGAAATTATCTCAAATCTAAGGGAGTTTTGATAGAAACTCTAGTCGAAAGCTATTTAGTAGAAGGTGGCGCATTCGGCCATATGCTCCATCCATATGAAGATATGGATTTAACTTTCAAAGATTTAAAAGAATTAGTGCGCCGCAGTTTGAGTGGAACTCTTGGGAAGGAAGGCCCTGTTTCTGAAAAAATGGATGGACAAAACATAATGGTCACGTTCCGCGATGGAGAGATTCGTTTTGCTCGAAACAAAGGTCATCTCAAAGATGCAGGAAAAACTGCGTTACGGCCCGATGAACTTCGAGCAAAATTTGCTGGTAGAGGCTCGCTTGAATCTTCCTTTGGCGATGCCGCCGACAATCTTCAGGCGGCCATCGAAAAGCTTTCAAACGAAGAACAGACCAAGATTTTCGGTAATGGAACGAAATTCCTCAACGTCGAAATTTTACATCCAAGTACCGAAAATCTGATTCCATATGACCAGAATATTCTCGTTCTTCATCAAGTCATTGAAGTTGATAAGAATGGTGATGTTTTGGATGCCGACGCAGAAGGCGGCGAAGTATTGGTTGGAGCACTACGAAAAATTGGCGCGTCAAAACAAAAAGAATTTGACATCCAAGGACGCAACCCGATTCAAGTTTTTGCTGGTACAGATGCGACTAAATTAACCGAAAAAACCGATGAATATTTGACGCAAATTGACGAAATTCGTAAAGTGTATGGATTGACTGACGAAGACACATTCGGAGATTACAAGAAACGCGCACTCGGTGAGTTTCTGGATAACACCGAAGTTCCGTTTGAACCTCAAGAAAAAGAGTTGCTCATCAAACGTTGGGCAGAAGGCGAGAAGGGTACGAACCGATTGAATATGCTAACAACGCCCGAGAAAGCAGAATGGGCGAAAGACGTTGAATCACATATTACTCGCACGATGACGGAATTGATGCGTCCGGTACAGATGTTTGTCGCGAAGCTTGGTGTAGATACTATTGCGAATTCAACGAATGTACTGGCAGCTTCGAATCCAAATGCAGCCAAGATGATAATGCAAAAGCTTCATCAAGCGATGGCCGAGGCCCGAGCTACTGGTGCTCCGGATGTTTTGGATAAGATGACATATTTTTTGAAGCGCGTAGATGAACTTGGCATTGATAAACTTGTTCCGACCGAGGGAATCGTCTTTCCGTTTAAAGATAAACTCTATAAGTTCACGGGACTTTTTGCCCCAATTCATCAGGCTGTGAGTATGATTCGCTTTGGACGAGTCGAAGAACCCGGAACGCCAACTACTCCTCCTGTGGAACCGACCGCTCCTCCGGAACAGGCGATAGAACACCCGCCACAAGTTCCTGCTGCCCCGCAGAAGCCCGAACCAACGCAACAGGTGACAGACTTCAGGAGCAGTATCGAAGGGCTGTTAGACCGAACGATTCGTAATCCGGTTACCAAAAATATGATAAAGATTCGTAGTGCTTTGGAATATCCGGAAGACCACCCGGCTCACCAACTTGCAAAACAAACTATTGAAAGATTGTCCTAGGAGAACGGCAATGATTAAACTGAAGGATTTGTTCGAATGGAAGGAACACGGCACGGTGTGGAAAACTTCAAGTGGAAAAATTGCCGCTAAAAATAGGCGCGGGCGTGTGAAGTATTTCAAAAACGTTCCTGACGCTCGCGCCTGGGCGCGGTCGGGAAGCACGCGCAGTTCTGAGAATGTCATTCCAGAAGAACAAGATGAAGTGAAGGAAATTCCGCCGATGGGTAATTTTCCTCCTTCCAATGACCCGCCGAAAGAAGATAATGTTCCAACACAAGATTTTCAGGATTTTTCATAAGTAATTGGAGGTTATGATGAGTGAGTATATTAAAGAAGGTGCAAAAGAAGAGCAAAAAAAACGTATGGCCGAGCAAACTCAGGCCGTTCGTGATAAGATAACGAAATGGGCTGATAGAGTTATTGTCGGAGGATTCAATCCAAAGGTTGAAGTTGAACATCCCGAAGGCGTGGAATGGGAGGATGTTGACGGCAAGCTATGGGTCGTGAAAAATGGCATCAAGCAATCGGTTCGTAAGACGCAATCTGCCGTTGTTCCGTGGTGGTGTCCGCGTTGTGGAACGTCATTGACTCACCGATTGCATGAAAAGTTCTATCTTCTACGTGGCGCGTGTCATAACTGCGTGGTTGGTTGGGAAGGCAAGATGCGAATGGAGGGCGTTTGGGAGATTTACGAGCGCCGCACGATGCGTAATAACGAGAAATCGTGGTTACACGACCATATCGTTCAGAACGAGGATTATGAACGCACGTTCAAGAATCCACAGATTCACTTTGAAAATGGTGGCTGGCAGGAATTGGCCACAAAAGCACAGTTCCAAAACAGATTTGAAGAGATGCACAAAGATATCGAATTTATGAAAAGTAGATTAGCTCAAATTGAGAAAGAAGAGGCAGCCGATGTCCAATCCTACAACACCCTCGACGAATGGATTAGCAGGAATCCTTGGGAAACTTGGAACGTTCGTCCAGTTGATACTCAAAAACGCTAAGTGGGTCTTCTTAGCTATCGCGTTAATCGCGGTTCTTGCCAACATTTCAACGTGTAATCAGAAGAATACTTGGCAGGATAAGTACAAGACCTATTACGATTCAACTCGCATTGTATTGGCTCGCAGCGATAGCCTCATAAAAGTCGCTCGGACGGCTATGGCCGTAGCGGATTCGGCGAAGCTTGCCGGGGCGCACCAGACACAAGTTATCAATGCGACAGAAACAAATCTGGCGAATATGACCGATTCAACTGCAAGAATGCAACATAAGCTGGATAGCTTGGTTGCGGCAAACGGTCAAACAAATCCGCAAGCTTGCCAGCAATGTTTCCTTGTCAATAAGCAACTTCACACGGAATTGGATACGGCGCACGCGCTTATTGTTCGTCTTGATGAGCGAGATTTGACGCGATTGACTGAAATTGGCAGTTTACGCACGGCAGTCCACAACGACACTTTGAGTATCATAGATTTGCGACGACAATTAGCTGATATGCCGAAGCCACAATCGCCACCGAAGCTATTTTGGGTGTTGAATGTCAATCCGAACCAAGCATTTTTGGCTGGTTCTGTAATTACTATTCTTGCTGTTATTACTCTTGGTGGAAAACTGTAACCTATGACAACCGCAGTCAAGCCAATACGACCCAAAGCGATAGACATTCGCGACCTTGTCAAAGAAGAATACAAAAAGTGTGCCGCAGACCCGACATATTTTATGCGGAAGTATTGCTACATTCAGCATCGAACTCGTGGGCGTATGCTTTTTGATTTGTATCCTTTTCAAGAACAGGCTATTCGTGAATTACATGCCTTCGACAGTAATATCATCCTAAAAGCTCGTCAGATTGGTATTTCAACGGTTGTAGCGTGTTATAGTCTCTGGATTGCGCTTTTTCAGCGAGACAAAAACATCCTCGTTATTGCTACGAAGCAGGATACAGCCAAAAACTTGATTGACAAAGCGCAATTTGCGTATGAACATCTTCCGGTTTGGCTGAAATCGCCTTACAAAGAGAATAACAAGCTTAATTTGAAGTTCAAGAATGGCTCACAAATCAAAGCTGTAAGTTCCAGTGGTGATGCGGGTCGTTCTGAAGCTGTTTCGCTTTTGATTATTGACGAAGCAGCCCACATTGACCGCGCTGAAGAGATTTGGATATCTGCACAAGCCACTTTGGCTACTGGAGGTAAGTCCATCATCATTTCTACGCCGAATGGAGTCGGAAATTTCTTCCATAATACGTGGGTCAAGTCTGAGAATGGCGAAAATGATTTCCATAAGATTCAGTTATCATGGCGCGTACATCCGGAACGCGATGAAGCGTAGCATGAAAGGGAGTTGGCGCTTGGTGGAGAACGCGCCTTCCGTCAAGAATATGAAGCTGAGTTTATTGGGTCGGGAAATACCGTATTTGATTCTGATATCATCATGTATTATAAGGATACATTCAAGCAAGACCCAGTATCCAAGAGTGGTCCGGATGGAAATGTCTGGATTTGGGAGCAGCCAAACTATACGAAGACTTATTTGCTTTGCGCCGATGTAGCCCGAGGCGATGGAAGTGACTATTCAACGTTCCAAATCATCGAAGCAAACTCCTGTACGCAAGTTGCGGAGTACAAAGGCAAACTGGAAACAGAAGATTTTGGGCATCTCATCGTTGAAATGGCGACGAAATACAACGATGCTCTTGTTATTGTTGAAAACGCACAGCAAGGATGGGCCGTGCTTCAGGTCATCATCAATCGTAACTATAAGAATCTCTTCTATATGAGTGATGACCCTCTCGTAATCGAAGAAACTCGTCATATGACGAACAAATGGACGCATTATGACCGCAAGAAAGTACCCGGATTTACGACTTCCGTGAAGACACGACCATTGATTATCTCGAAACTCGACGAATATCTACGTGGAAAAGCCGTGATGATTAGGTCAAATAGACTTTTAGACGAGATGATGACGTTCATCTGGAATAATGGCAAGCCGGAAGCTCAAGAAAACTCTAACGATGATTTGATTATGGCTCTTGCTATTGGATTGTGGATTCGCGACACATCGTTGAAGCTTTATCAGCAAAATATGGACTTAACAAAACACGCAGTAGATGGCATTATTCGTCAAGGCGTTGACCCAGATATCAAGCAATTGCCAAAGGGAATGCCGTATGACCCATATTCGATTCCGGTTGGGCCGGGACGGGGCAATCCATATCAAGGTGGTGGAACAGAAGACCTTCGCTGGCTTTTCAAATAACATATGTTGCCACGACACGAATTACCTCAAATTCCGACGAAAGAAGTGTCTCGCTTCGTTCATTTCTGTCAAGAAAATGGTGTACCAGTTCGTGCGGTTCATATTCACGTAATGAAACTTCTGCCTATACAGAAACACTTGAATGTGGACAAGGTAAAGCGATTTCTTGATATCAAAGATTCGTATCAAGTTCCGCTTATCATCTCGAAAGACAATCATATTGTTGACGGACATCATAGATGGGCAAGCGCAGCAGTCAACGATAGAAATGCTAAAATACTTTGCTTA